AGTTGTAGTAGTTGGTGTGATCATTGTATTAATTGTAATAATTGTAGTAGTTGTAGTGGTTGTAATGACTGGACTAATAACATGAAATATGAACCGGTAATTAGACCATTTATAGACTGTACTAACAGACTATTAGAACCAGACTTATGAACAATCCAAACATATCAATAGTTATAGCTAAAAATATAGTAAATGGTAATACTATAACCTCAGAATTTAAGCTTAAACCTGAAGAAACAGCTATTATAACTGAACCAGATCACCTAGAATTTACAAACTTCATACCTAATGAAACAGTATTCATGGAAGCTGATATGAATTTAAGGATGATGAATTCCTTCCTAGAAAAGATTAAAATTTTACCAACTAAACAAAGTATTAATATAAAAATGATAAATATATGAATTATTTCCTCATCGTAGCCAAACCTACCAAAGAGCTAGTCCCACTTAGTATTATAAAAGATTTGTTTGATGGATTTAGTGGATCTACAAATATTTCAAAGGTATTGGACGAATCAACCGTATATATTAGAATTTCGAGTAAAGAATCACTAAAGAAGGTGGAACTTGATAATAATGATACAGTCTATTTAGCTGCTAAAGTAGATTCCACTTATTATAAAGTAATAGATAAAGATGATTTTGAATTAGCTACACAGATTTATGCTGAGCTTAAATTGAATAAATGTAGAATACACCCTAAAATATTGTTTATATGACTTTCCTAGAACAATGCTTCCAAGACCATAATAGTACAATAGTTAAAATTAATATAGATTTAGTTAATAGATTGGTTCAAATATGGAATACTAATAATACTTATTCTAATTTAACTTTTGGTGGGATAGAACAAAAAAATAACAATAAATTAAAAGTAGGTCAATGTAGAGACATTAACATCTATTTAGAGATTCCAATAATAAGTTCTCTTCTATATTTTGAGTTTGATAGATTAACCTATAATTACCACTATTTTAGTCCTGGTTCGGAATATATAGAAGTTGATAATAGTCTGATTAAAATACAAAGGTCGATTGTACATTATAGTAGTGTTATTCCAGCATTGATCCGAAAAGCAAAAGATATTGAAAAGAAGAAGAAACATTATGCTAAACTAACTACCAGAAGCATAAAAACAGCTCAGCAAGAACTCAAGAATTTCCAGGATGCTATTAAACCAAAAACCAAAAAGTAAACAACCAAACCAACAAACCAACAAACTAATATTATGCCTATATCACCATTACCAGCCCTAGTCTCTGACCCTAAAGATGCCATTCTTTGGGCAGTTTTAAATCAATTAGAGAATATCGATGACACTACCGGTACTAGAATGGCTTTTGCAACTAGTGTAGCTTATAACATTCACTTAGGTCTGGATCGTCCTATATTTGAAGATATTATTAGAGAAATTAGAACTGTACTCAAGGTTCCAGAGCCGGTTATCAGTGAAGTTGAAGAACCAGGAACTATGCGGGCTGATATAACTGAATTCGATACTATGCGTGACCTTTAATTAAGAAGTAGTATGAAAACTTATGACTATAAAGTAATACTAATAAATCATGATGGTTGTAATGATTGCTACAATTGTAGTGATTGTATTGATTGTTGGGATTGTAGTGGTTGTAATGATTGTAATAATTGTAGTAATGGTATTAATTGTAGTGATTGTGAAGGACTTTATAATTTTATAAATAAGAAAAATTGGTCAGCGCAACCTAGCATTGATACAACAAATGAAAAACGACCTATCTTAGACATTAATGATAGAAATCTAGACCCTTTCTTATGACAATAACAAAAATAAACAATAGATGGTATGACGAAAACAATAATAGCTGGTTATCAGAAGAAGCAGCTACTCAATACTCACCTACCCTAACTAATTGTAGAGATTGTAGAGGTTGTAGTAATTGTGATGATTGTAGTTATTGTGATGATTGTAGTAATTGTAGTGGTTGTAGTACTTGTAGAGGTTGTATTAGTTGTAGTGTTTGTAGTGTTTGTAGTGATTGTAGTAGTTGTAGTAGTTGTAGTGGTTGTAATAGTTGTAGTGGTTGTAGTACTTGTTATAATTGTAGTGGTTGTAATAGTTGTAGTAGTTGGTGTGATCATTGTATTAATTGTAATAATTGTAGTAGTTGTAGTGGTTGTAATGACTGGACTAATAACATGAAATATGAACCGGTAATTAGACCATTTATAGACTGTACTAACA